AGCTAGTGTTGCTTATATCTACAAGCAAGCAATGATCTTAAAGAATAATGGTTATGACGTTGCCATCTTGCATGAAAAAAACGATTACATTAAACCTGGCGCTTGGTTGGGGGATGAGTATGATACATTGCAACACCATTCAATTGAAGATAACACTTTAAAAGTTGGGCCGCAAGACTATGTTATAATACCAGAAATATATGGTAGTTTACTTGAGCAAATTCAGCAACTTCCTGTTGATCGCGTATTATTAATTCAATGTTTTGAATATCTTTTAGATAGTTTTGCACCTGGTAAATCATGGTTGGATTATGGCGTTGGTGATTGTATTACAACATCTAAAACACTGTCCGAGATGGTGGGTGAATTGGTTGGCGGCGTTGACGTTAATTATATTAATCCAGCGATACCAGACTTCTTTTCACCATCAGACAAACCAACAAAGCCTCTAATTGCTATTCATTGTAGAGATCAACGTAAAACCGCTAAAATTATTAAGTCGTTTTATTTAAAATACCCAATTTACCGATTCATTTCATTTAAAGATATGCATGGTATGGGCGTTAAAGACTTCGCTAATAATTTAAAAGAGTGTGCTCTGGCTATTTGGGTTGATGATGATTCTAGTTTCGGTACGTTTCCAATTGAAGCTATGAAATGTAATGTACCAATTATTGGTAAAATACCAACCATTATTCCAGAATGGATTACAGATGATAATGGTATTTGGGTTTATGATGAAAATCAAATTTCAGATCTCATTTATAATTTCATGAAAACCTGGATGGAGGACAAGACACCAGAGAACTTTTTAAACATATCCAATACTGTTAAGAATTTGTATACTGAAGAGAATTTTAACACTGCAACAATAGCAGTATATGAAAGTCTTTTTGATAAAAAAATTAAAAAATTAAATACAATTAAAGAAAACCTACAAAAAAACTTAAAAACAAATGAAAACTAATATTGATTTAACCGTTATAATACCCGTTAGTTCGGTGAGTGACCCTAACTTTACAAAATTGCTTACCTCAGCACTGGAGAGTATTGATGATAATGAAGTACATCCGTCAAAAGTTATTATTGTAAGATGTGCCTGTGGCGATGTTAAAAGTGTCATGGAGGGTATTGATTTTACAAAATATTCATTTAATCTTGAAATACTTGAAAATACAACAGGAAAGAACTTTCAAAATCAAATAAATTTCACAGCTAAAGATGTAACCACAAAATATTTTAGTTTTTTGGAGTTTGATGATGAATTTTCGAAAACATGGTTTACTAATGTAAAACAATATACTGAAGCATACCCTGAAATTGAAATGTTTTTACCGATCATAACAAATGTTAATGATGAGAATAAATTTCTTGGTATAACAAATGAAGCGGCCTGGGCATATAATTTTTCTGATACGTTGGGTCAATTGGATCATGAGGTTCTTTTGGAATATCCATCAATAAACATTGATGGTATGGTAATCAACACTGAGACTTACAAAAAAATTGGTGGATTAAAAGATTCTATTAAATTAACTTTTAGTTATGAATTTTTATTACGTTTTACGAATGGTGGAAGAAACATTATGGTTATACCTAAGTTTGGTTATAAACATGTAAACATGCGTCCAACATCATTATTTTGGGAATACAAGAATAGCACAGATCCATCTGTGAAAATTGACCCAGATCAAGCCAAGTTTTGGATGGAAACAGCAAAATCCGAATTTTTATATACACTTGATAGAAACATAAGCTATGAAAAACCAGAACACGTTTAATAAAAAATGTCAAGACCAAAGAAAGATCGTACCTATTATGGAGTTGATCAAGAAGCTGCGGTTATAGCATTTTTAAATGCTAAGACGCATACGGAAAAAGAAAAAATTTATAAAGAATTTTTACAGGAACCAATAAATACTATGATCGATATTATTATACGAAGGTATAAATTATATCGACCAAGTTATGAATTTCGTGATTTACATGCAGATACTTTATCTTTTCTGATAATCAAGTTCGATAAATTCAAACCAGAAAAAGGTAAAAAATCATTTTCTTACTTCGGGACTATTTGCAAACACTATCTTTACAATGAAATGATAAAAGAATATAAAAAATCTTTATCAACCGTTGGCATTGATGATACAGAGCAAGAATTGATGATGTAGATATCGATCTAACAAACTTTATTGATCAATTAAGTATACAATTAAAAAACGAACTTAATACACAAACACTCAGTATCAATGAATTTAAAGTTGGTCATGCACTTGTGAAAATCCTGGAAGATTGGCGGGTGTTATTTGTTAATAAGGGGGAAAAGGGTAATAAAAATTCAACAAAATTTAATAAAAACCTAGTTTTATTCTATATTCGTAACATCACTGGACTTAACACAAAAGAGATAAGAAATAGTATGAAACGTTTTAAATCATTATATGTTATATTTAAAGATAAATTTATAGAAGAGTAATATTTATATGTAATAAACATCTTTAGCTATGACAATGATTAACCCAAATAAAAAGAAAAAAATTGATATTAATGAGGAAAGCATGAAAGAACTCATGCAGGAAACATATAATGAAATTGTAGATGAACGTAATAAAGCTGTTGCGGCGTATAAAAAATTCAGCCAAAACATTAATGAAAATTCAGATATTGCGTTAGTGGGTAAAATAACAAATGACCTACTTAAAATTATAGACGGTTCTATTGATAAAAAGTTAGCACTCATTAAAATTCAAAGCGGAATAATTTACAAAAACGGTAAAAGTAGTGCTGAAGGGCCTAATTACATTATGACCGAAGAAGATAAAGCGTGGGCTCAGCAGATATTAGATGCCAAAAAAGAAATAAAATACGGTGATTAATGAGCAAACAAAGTGAAATATTTGCTAGATATCGATCATTATTTAATAATAGCGCTAAACAGATAGAGAATGAACAGAGTCGAAAATTAAACAATTTAGATTTTGTTGATTTTTTGTTTGAACTGGTAAAATCGACCAAAGGCCAAAGTCAATTTAAGAACATTATTCTTAAAGGTAGTTTATCTAAATTAAATAAGACAGATGAATTGAATAAAACAATTCAGAATTCTATTATTAGTACATTTGGGTGTGATAGTTCTTTATTAATACCAACAAAATACACCACAAAATCTATAAGTGGAATTAATATAGATAAAAACGAACTAGATGCTTTTGGTATGCTAGGTATTAATCCCACAACCAAGCCAGGTACTTATATTTACGAAGGTAACAACCCCAATAAACACGTTAATTATTTATTATATAAGGCACAAAGCGCAACCAGCACAAATCCTTTAAACATTGAGTATCAGAATAATGTTCTTTTTTCCGTATATTCAAGCACGCCAAATACATTTGTGTTTAGATTTGGCGAGTTTTATGAACATAAAATGTACTCTATTTGGCTAAGCGATTATATGTCACTTATTAACCCTATTTTTAATATGGTTAATTTTACAACAACGTTAACGGATATTATTACAGGCGCTGTTTCAATTAAGGCTAATAAAAGTACAATTGAAATTAAAAAACAAACAGCTGTGATTAAAGCCATGCAGAAATTATTTGGTTTTTGTAGTGAAAAGGTTGATAGTGGTGGCACCATTTCAAACTCAGCAAATAATTTATTAAGTCAAAATAATCCAGATACGGATAGTACTAATATAAGAAAACAAGTTGGGTTTGGTAATCTAACAGATAGTAGTGACGATCCGTTTAATTTTACCTTCCAAGATCTTGAAGATATTGAACAAACAGCCAATTTAAGAGCAAAAGGCGTTATCCGTTTCTCAACCTGCGGCGACTTGGATTTAAATATGTCACCTGATGATATTTTAAATGGGTTAGATGAATTATTTAGTAACTCCGATGTGGCAGATTTGTATAGTTATGATAATCCAGATAATGGCCCATTACCAAATACCCAAGAAACAACAAATGTTATATTTGATAATGCCAATATCACACCAAACGTTGATAAGTCAGCTAATTTTTTTGATAATGCAATAAAAAACGGGGCTCAGCAAGCTATAAATTCGGGAGAATCTAATGTGATAATTGATTTACCAAATATTCATGCTGAAATTCAACTAAATATATTAAAAGCAATACCGTATGCATTAATGCAAATGATATTGTCACCCAAAATAATTTTAGTACCTAAACTTTATTCAGCTTTAAGTGGCGATGTAGACAAAAAACCAGTAAACAGTCTAATTAAAAACATGTCTGGCGTTATTAAGGAAGTTGGAGCTCAAATTACATCATTATTAATTAAAAACATATTTGATGCAATTAAATCTGATTTAACTAAACTAGCAAAGCAGTTAGCTGTACAATTTTTAAAACAACGCGGTTTGGACTATTTTGCAACATTAAATTCATTACTTGGCGTACTTAATAATTTTGGTTCTAAAACAACATGTGGTAGTGTATTGGATAAACTATTATCACTATTAAAATTATCAAATTTTGGGCCAATGCCAATGATACCACCACCCTTGGTTATGCTTAATGCGGTTAAACCAGGTATGAATAGCGTTTCTTTGATTAATGATATTAAAGCTAACCTAACAGAGAAGGGTATTGAAACAGCAGCAACATTACCAGATGGTACCCCAAATAATTTAATGCTTGCGATTGAAGAAACGGTTAAGTCAATGATTTCACATATAAAAACAAACGCAACAATACAAACATTCGGTGTCGGCGCCAGTGGGCCAGTTCAGGGTTACGGTCAAATACAATAAAAATATGAAAAATCAAGGATTACAAACAATTTTAGACACCTATTCGAGCAAACCAAATAAGGAATTGGCTAATATGTTAATTAATTTAGAGTCAGATTTTAATGAATTAAAAAAGACAATTGTTAACTTAACAGATACCACGCTTGAATTAACAGACACATTAGGTGAGGTTGAAATGACCTATAACACTATTTATAGTGAATTACAAAAAAGATTAAAATTTAAAGATGAAAGCTGAATTTATAATAGGAATTTGTGTTAGTAACTCAGACCCCAAAAGACTTGGACGAATTAGGGCAATACCGCTGACTGATTTAGGTAAGTATGCTACTTTAAAACAAATACTCGATTATGTTAATTCTGAAGATATAAAGGCCGAAAACAATAAAATATACAAACCTTGGTATAGAGCAAAAAAAGATAACTATACCGAAAAAGATAAATTTTTATGTGAGCCATTTCTACCCAAAAATATTGGTGTTACACCAAATATAGGACAGTTAGTAAAAATTATTGAATATACAGATCATAATCAAGCTAAGGAATTTTTGGGCCCATTTACAATAGACCAAATAACTTTAACTGAAGAATTTAGAAATGTTGTAGATGGTTTAGAAAAAAGGGAAGATTTAAGCGCAGTTTTACCTAAAGTGGGTAAAACACTAATATCAGGATATCAAAATGAACAGATTATTTTGGGTGACAATGGATTTATCATCAGAGTTTCACACATTGATCAAAATAAAAATCTGAACCAAGAATATCCGTTTATACAACTATCAAAATTTGATAATAGTTATAATATCACCAAAGAGAAAATAACGGAAATAATAAATGAGGATGCTCCGATTGATTATATTTTACAACTATATATAGATTATTCAGCGTCTACTGGTTTTATTGGTACGACTTTTTTATATGATACTAGTACAATTTTAAATGATAGAAGCCAAATTGGTATAACTAAAAATACTTTATCGAATAAACAAGAATATATCACTAAAAATACGGATAATTTTGTTGTTAAACATAATTTTAGTACAAAAAATTTTACCGATTTTACATCTATATTTGACACCATCATTAAATCGTACCAAAGTAAAAAAATCGCATATTTTGACACAAATTCAACGGAAATAATACAGGTTATTACCAACACAAAACACAGGATCGTTGTTGATAATAGAGTGTCTTTAAAACCAAATATGGGCGGTGCAAATAGCGGAGCAACTAATATTGTTGATAATTTAAATAATTGGGTTTTTCGTATAGCACCAACTATTAATATCTCAAATTTTACTGGTGTTATATTAGGTAATGACTATAATAGTCTTGGTGGCTTTATATCACAAAGATCAAAGCCATCTTTTTATGGTAGAATTTTGAATAATCTACAAAGCAAAACATTAACATACGAAAAATCAATACCAACCCCATTAAATAAAGAATTATCTGCAAATATTTTTTATTCAGATAAA